TGCCGGAAAAGACCGCCCGATACGCGAAAAGTAGAATGGAACGACAGCATTCCAGATGCGGATTTCTTTGTTGAACTTCGTCGTGTATCAAGTAAGCAAATAATATGGGGAGCTAATTATTATAATTGTTTTTCATCCAGTGGTGGGGCGTTAGTATGGCATAAAGGGAATATAAATCCTGTATTTTCTCAATGCGAGTTGGCAAGTCTATCATTCCAAAAAAGGGTAGATTATGTGCACATAAACTGGCAGGCGGGATTCGCTCGGCAAAAAGAAGGGGCAACTATCCATCCTTGCCAAAAACCTGTAGCACTTTATGCGTGGTTATTACAAAATTATGCCAAGCCCGGCGACACAATTCTCGACACGCATCTAGGCTCCGGCTCAAGCCGAATCGCGGCGTTTAATATGGACTTTGACTTTACCGGATTCGAGATTGATGCAGAATATTTTGAAGCACAGGAAAACAGATTTACAATTCATGCACGACTTCAACCGAGAATGTTTGGGAGACAATTAGAACAAAAATGAAAGTAAAGAAACAATTAGTTACCGATCAATTTGCCGTATATAACGGCGATTGTATGACCGTGCTGCCGACACTCGAAAAGGCGTCCGTTGACCTCTCGATTTACTCGCCGCCGTTCGCGGGGCTGTTCCAATATTCAAGCTCCGACGCCGACTTTTCTAACTGCGAATCGAAAGAGCAATTTCTTGAACAATACGAATTTTTAATCGCTGAGATATCGCGTGTCACAAAGCCTGGACGTATTACCGCCGTGCATTGCACAGACGTTCACGATAACCGATGTTTCCTTTGGGATTTTCCGCACGAAATAATCCGCTTGCATGAAAAACATGGCTTTCATTATCGCAACCGCATAACCGTCTGGAAAGAACCGCTCAAAGTCCGTATGCGGACAATGGTGCAAAGCCTGATGCACAAATTTATCGTCGAGGATTCGACTAAATGCTTTACCGCGATGCCGGATTATGTTTTGATTTTCACGCGAGCCGGCGAGAATCAAGTGCCGGTCACGCATCCGCACGGATTCAAAAGATATTTCGGTGCAACACCGATCTTGCCGAACATTCTGCAAGCGTATAACAACGCCAACGAATCGAATTTTACCGCCGAATCGCTTTGGCATCATCTGAACGAAAAATACGCCGTTTGGGAAGATCCGCAGACAAATAAATTATCGCATTACATCTGGCAGCGATACGCTTCTGCCGTCTGGGATGACGTTCGGATTGATAATGTTTTGCCTTTCAAAGACAGCCGCGAAGAGGACGACGAAAGGCACGTGCATCCGCTCCAACTTGACGTTATCGACCGCATTGTTGAAATGTATAGCAATGTCGGTGAAGTTGTTTTAACGCCATTTATGGGCGTTGGCTCGGAAGTCTTTTCACCTGTTTCGCTCGGGCGTAAAGCTATAGGCATTGAACTCAAAACGAGTTATTACAAGCAAGCCTTGCTTAATCTCAAAGACGCGAATGCCCGGTTTGAAAATGAGAATTTACAGAGCGGACTTTTTACCGCAGCCGATCCGGCCCTAGAATCCGAGATCGCGGAACTGGATTAAAATGAATGTATTATCCTGCTTTGATGGAATGTCCTGCGGCCAAATCGCCCTAAACCGTGCGGGCGTTCCGTATGGCAATTACTTCGCCGCTGAGATCGACAAACACGCCATAAAAGTCACGCAAGCGAATTACCCGAATACGACCCAACTCGGCGATATTTCCAAATGGCGAGAATGGGATTTGCCGCAAATCGATTTATTAATCGGCGGCTCGCCATGTCAGGGGTTTTCGTTCGCCGGCAAAGGCCTAGATTTCGATAACCCGCGAAGTAAACTGTTTTTCACGTTCGCCGATATTCTTGATACGCTCAAGCCCAAATTCTTTCTACTCGAAAACGTCCGAATGAAAAAATGGTGCGAGCGGATAATCACAGAACGGCTTAACGTCGATCCTGTTTTTATTGACTCAGCCTTAGTTTCCGCTCAAACTCGCAAGCGACTTTACTGGACGAATATTCCTTATTTCGGGAAGCCGAAAGATAAGCGGATATTCTTGCGAGATGTTTTGGGATCTGAGGTTGACGAAAAATACTATTTATCTGACCACAAAATCGCCAAAATGCTAGAGCATCAGAAAAGAAACAAAGAGGCGGGTAACGGTTTCGGCTGGTCCTTAAAAACTTCTGAGCAAAAGGCGGATTGCGTTCAAACCGGCGCCGGAACGGATGCGATCTCTAATTACATCGTCACACACAATTTACAGCCGCGACAGGGCAAAGGACAGGGCGGAAAAGGGCATCTCGCAAAAACCGACCAGAAAGGCTATTGCGTTGATACGGGCAATTCTCAGGCGATTGAATATGCAGAGCCTTTTTTGCAAGAGCCTGACCACGTTCACGGCGAGCCAAGAATCTATACGGATAAATCGCCGACGCTACTACAAAGAATGGGAACCGACGGCGATAATATTCCACTCGTAAATAATATCCGCCGCCTAACGGAAGTTGAAGTCGAACGCCTGCAAACCGTGCCGGACAATTACACAGATCGCGTCTCGTCAACGCAGCGGTATAAAATGCTCGGCAACGGCTGGACGGTTGACGTGGTCGCCTGGATATTCGAGTTTATGAAAGAGGGCGAGCCGCGAAACGTCGGAATATTACAGAAAGGGCTTTTCTAACCGCCCGCCAACTTGACAATCGGCTTGGTTTTGAGGAAAATTTATACTGTCGGAAAATGTGTAATCGGATTATATTTTTATAACCAAATATCAAGATCGGTGATTCGTCACCGTAAGAGACCGAGACCGATTAGCGTTTTCCGACAGATAATGCTCACTCGGTCTCTTTTTTTGTCTTTCCGTGTCCACATAATATGGCTAAGGGCGACTGGTGGTTCAAGTTTGAATTCAATATTTGGCGGACGGATTCGAGCCTGCGGCGTTGCTCTTTGGAGACGCGGGCTTTTTGGCTTGAATGCCTCTGCGTGATGCACGAAACCGACACATATTTTGTCGAAGGATCGGTTGAGGAGTTGGGCTGGCTTATCGGATGTTCGACTGAAATTGTAGCCAAATGTTCGGTTGAATTACAGCGAACTAAAACCGCCGATGTAACGCTCGGTAACGGTAGTGTAACGCTTTTGTCACGCCGTTTGAAACGCGGGTTAAGTGATAGAGAACAAACACGGTTACGGGTGCAACGGCATCGTGGTAACGCCAATGTAACGCGACAGAGTAAGAGTAAGAGTAAGAGTAAAGAGAAAGAAGTTAAGAATAAGAAAGAAAAAAGAGAAGAGACGCCGCAAGCGGCTTCACCAAAAAAAGGAACTCGACTTCCAGACGTTTTTCACCTAACCGCTGAAATGAGAGAATACGGAAAAACGAAAAGACCGGAAATCGACCTCAATCTTGAAACCGAAAAGTTCTGCAACTTCTGGAGATCAAAGACGGGTAAAGACGCAACGAAGTTAAACTGGGTTTTAACATGGAAAAACTGGATTCTAAACGCAAAGGGAAATAATTCAAATGGCACAAACAGATTTAACAACGGACACAAACCGACACCCGGAGAAATCATCGCAAACAGACCGTATCGGAATAAAGCCGATCTCGATTGAAAAACGTCAAGCAATGGGCGACGTTTTTGATCGGTGGAGACTGAACTGCGGCTGGAATCCTTGGGACGACGTGACACAAGAAGCGGCCATCGCGTCTTTCGTGTATTCGCTTGACCGAGAAAACGTTCCCGAATCGGCATACGGCGAGCTCTACGAAAGAGTTTTGCAGATGCGAGCCAAAGCAATTCAGGACGGAAAACAGATTCCACAATTCGGCGTCGATCTAATGATTGCTTGCTGGAACGGCGAATGGGGATTGCGAGCGGAATTACGACAAAAGGAAATTGACAGGGGCCGGACGCTTCCGAATAATGCTGAATCGGTTTGTGAAAAATGTGGCGGAAGTGGATTTGAGATTACGGAAGGATTTGACTGCCAGGGCGGCTATAGGTTTGCCAAAAAATGCAATCACGGCAACTGATTTGCCTGTTGACAAGCGGTAACATGACTGTTATTTTCAACTTGAACGCGATTTTCGTATCACAAAACACAGATTGAATTTTTAGTTTTCTGCTAATTTAAGAAGATTTTCCCCGCTGGTTGGATTTTTCAAACTACGGATTCGCGTTCAACTTCGATATGAGAAATTTTACCGACGCCGAAATTTTAGCCCGAGTGGAAATGCTGCCCGACTTCGAGGGTTGGAAAAAAGGCATTTACGATATTTGGATTCGGTCGGCCGCTGATAATTTCGACTCGTTCGACGACAAGGGTTTTACCTATCACGTTGCGACAGACGGCGGCATTGCAAAATTCATCATGGCTCGCAACGGAACGACTAACGCCGGCAGCTACGGACTAAAGAATTTTCAGGAATACAATCACGAAGGCTGTGCGGTTTTGAAATCGGATTGCATGGTTTACGATTCGCACATTCACGGATTACACAAAGGCAAAGAGGCGTATCGGCAAAATAAATCGTTTCCGTATTTTCGTGACAGCAACCGAAACAACCGAGCGGAAGAAATCGGCGACGAGAAATCAGGAATTATTTTAGCGAACATTCACCGTGCCGGCGTGAATTCGACCGTCATCAAGAATTGGTCAACGGCTTGCGTCGTGACGGCAAATCTGGCAAAGTTTATGCAGTTTTTACAGTTTTGCAATTCAGTCCGTAATCCGCCCGTGACGCTGGTGATTTTGAAGGAGTTTTAAGATGCTGATTCTATTTTGGGTTTGTATGCTGATTTGGTTAGTGTTCGATGTGTATGGCAGCGTGCGGGATAGAGCGATTACATCAAGCCTTATTGCTTGGATCGCCGTCGGGTTTCTCGCTTTACTCACTGTCGGATTTCCGAAATAACAGGACGTGACTTATGAATTTTGAATGGGAAGCAATCAAACAAGTTTTAGCCGCGATGGTTCGCTGGTCGTTGCAGTCGGTCGCAACCTTTCTCATTACGAAAGGAATTATCGATCCGACTTTGGCGGATGCCTTTCTCGCTCAAACAACGGGCATCATCGTCGGGCTTTTGGTTCTCGGCGGCGTCATTGTTTGGAAATATTTGAACGCACGGTTTAACATTTTGTCGCTCATCAAGGCCGTGCAAACCGAGCCGCCCGCCGACACGCCGAAGGAAATCAAAGCGGCGGTCGTCGAAGCTCAAGACGCCGCGACACAAGATCCGAAACTTACTGTCAGTTTCTAAAACGGAGAATAATTCTATGAAACGATTTTTTACAACTCTCGGCCTGATTTGGATTCTTCTGGTAACGCTCATCGTAAGCGGCTGCCCGAAGTCGTCAAAAGATGCCCTTACGGACGGCTTCGCGGCCTCTGTGCGTATTTCAAGCTACGGAACGGACGCTACTAAGGCTTTTACGAAACTAAGGCAAGACGGAGCGATTAGCAAAGAAACGTTCGACTCGGTTATTCTGAAGCTGGAAAAAATCAGCGTCGGCGGCCGAGCGTTCCATGATCGGCTCGAGCAATTCGTTATTCAGTATCCAGACGGCAACGTTCCGCCATCGGAATTTAAGCCACTGAATATACTTTTCAACGCGGACATTTACAATCCGTTTATCGAGTTGCTTGGAGTTGTCGGCGGACTATCGCAGGCGAATCAAACGATCTTAGCGATTGCAATGGCCGGACTCAAAACGTCGATCTTTACGATTCGCAGACTGATGAATAAACACTCGGCATATCTCGGAATGCCGAAGGAGAATTTTACTTATGCCGCAGCCTAATTCAATTCAAGCATGGGTTACGTTTTTAACGAGCCTGATTACCGCCCTTGAGAACGGGCAGATCGCCGTCGAAAGCCTGGAAGGGAAGACACTAGCCGAAATGGCGGCAATCTCCGAAGACGGCTGGGACGATTTTGAGGCCGCTATCGCAGAAGCGAAAAATACACCTTAAGTTTTCGGGCGACGTGCCAGAGATGGCTCCGTTTCTACCAAGACACGATTACCAGCGTCGCCCGAAATTAAACTCTGTGCGATAGCGAACACAACGAGCCAGATATTTGATTTAATATTTTTGTCAACGGTTACCGGTAATAGAGCCGAATCTCCTGCAAGGAAAATCGGTGCAAAGTGACTTTATATCAATTCATGGCAGACGAAAAGCCGACATCAAATAGCGTTCAATGGATTCGGTGGGCGGTCGGCATCGGGCTAGTTTTTGCCGCTCAAGTTGGAGCGGTTGTGTTTTATATCGGCGGCGTGAACAGTGACATTGAGGCCAACGAAAAACGCATCGTAAAACTCGAAGCCGAAAGCGTGACCCAAAAAGAATTACTTCAACTAAGCGGCGACTTGAAAGAGGTCAGAGCCGATGTCAAACTGCTTTTAATGCAAAAACGCTAATGGACGATAACGCCGTTTGGGTAAAACTGATTGACGGATTGCCGCAGATATTAACGGCGATTGGCGTTATCATTGCCGCGTATTTGAGCTTCAAATCTAACCAACAAAGCAAAGCAAACTCTGCAAAGATTGAGGTGACAACCGAGAAAATCTCATCTGAAATTGAGGTCGTCCGCAGCGATGTAAACGACAAGATGCAGCAGTTCCTGACCGTCACCGGCGAAGCAGAACACGCAAAGGGGGTTATCGCGGGCAAGGCAAGCACAGAGGCCGAGCCGCTTAAAGTTGAGGTTACTAAGCTGCCGGACTAGATATGAAAATCTTACTCACAGTTCTTGTATTCGTCGCAGCGATGGTCGTGGCCGGCAAATACTCGGTAATTTCGAGTAGTGCAGTTCCCCAATCAACGCCGTTACCATTCGCCACGGAAACTCCGCAAGCATGGCCGTCGGCAACGCCGATTGCGTTCCCTGATATGTCGAGCGTTCCGCGTAAGATGCCGCCTGAGAAAGTGCCGTGCGATACGTGGGTTGCAGCGTGGGGCAAATCTTACTGGCCGGGAACTCGAACAAGGCCAAAGCATTTGAACGCCAAAGGGCAAAAAGGTAAATGGACGTGCCGCGTCGAACATTTGGCAGATTAAGTGGAACTTGAGGAAGTTTACAGAATCCATGGCCCTTACGTCCGCTGCGTTTGTTATTCGTTTGTTAAAAACTGGGATGATGCCGACGATTTAATGCAGGATACGTTTGTAACCGTGATAATGAAACAAACCACTTACAACGAAAAGACTTTGCGAACGTGGCTCTACGCTATCGCCAAGTATGAATGCAAATATTTTCTATTACGCCGTCGGCCGGTAAATTTTGACGATGTGCCTGAGATCGCTGTTGACCATTTGCACGAAATTGAGGCAGGCGAGTTAGTGAGAAACCGCACGGCCGGATTCATCACGGATTTATGTAATCGGCTTCAAACACAGTTCGCCTGAAAGGGCGAAAATCCAATAAAAGGAGCTAAGAATGGTTATCCTTGCTCGCTAAATTGGAACGAGGGGCCGAGTCAATGCGGCCTCTCAAACACAAACTCGGAAAATGACGAATCAATGCCAGCACAAAAATACCGTCCGAATCGGCCAATCTAATCTCGAAAAATGTGTAGATTGTCTAAAAGTGCGGTATAATGATTTCCGTAAAAGCGATGCCGAAGCACAACGACCTAACCGAAATAGAGAAGCTCTTTTGTGAAGAGTATTTAAGCACTGGAATGGATCGCGCGGCAGCGATCAAGGCGTCAGGATCAGAAGCTACGACCGCAAACTCAATCAGACAACAAGCCCACAGAATACTTAACCGCCCGCACGTAAAAGCATACCTTGACAAGCGACTAGCGGACACGATTCTTAGCACAAACCAGATCCTTGCCGGAATATCAGACCGAGCGGAAAACGCGGAACTTGACCGCGACCGGCTCAAGGCGTATGAATTGCTAGGCAAGCATCTCAAGTTATTCACCGAGAAATCAGAAATAAATATTAATGTTGGAGAGCTTACAGACCAGCAGCTTGAAGCCCTCGCTCGCAGTTAAGGCCAGGGCGGAACTTGAAATCCGTCGCCGGCTAAAACAGAAGCGGGAAAGGGAACTTGAACAGCAGGCCGCCGTCTGGCAATTCAATCCAAAGCTCTACGCAAAGGAGAGGCTCGGATTTGATCTAACCGACGATCAAGGCCACGTCTTAGAATCTATCCGCGATAACCGCCGCACGGCCGTCAAAGCGTCTCACGCAATCGGCAAAACCTTTAACGCCGCCGTCGCCCTGAATTGGTGGTATGACTGCTGGAAGTCGCATATCGGATATATTACCGCTCCGACATGGGGACAGGCTCTCGGCCTCACGTTCAAGGAGACACGCAAAATGCGATTGTCGCGGCGGCTCGACGGCGGTGTTTTGGACAGCGGCCTTATTCGTGATGAATCGAAGATCCGGCAGACTGACCATTTCATAAAAGCGTTGAACGCCGAAAAATCCGAAGGCTTTCAAGGCGAACATTCCGCACCGATTCTGATTGTTTTGGAAGAAGCGGTCGGTGTTCCGACATACATCTGGGATGCAATGGAAGGATTGATGACGCATCCCGATTGTCGCGTTCTTGCTATCGGTAATCCGACAGACGAAGCGACGAAATTTGGCGAAGTCTGCGAGTCGCCAAACTGGGAAGTCTTTTCCGTGACGGCCATGTCGCATCCGAACATCGCAGCCGAATTGAATTGTGGGCCGCCGAAGTTTGAACGAGCCGTCCGGCTACAGTGGCTTTATGAAATGCTGGAAAAGGAATGCGAGGTCGTTCAATCGAAATACGATGACTGCTTTGAATTCTATACTTTGGCGGTAGTGAAAAACGCCTTGAACGGTCAGCCGGTTTCAGAGAATAGCCCGCGATGCTTTTACAAGCCGACTGCCTTTTTTCAAGGCCGAGTCCTCGGCGAGTTTCCGACCGAGGCAAGCAATAAAGTCATTCCGCCGGGCTGGATTAAATCACTACCGGAATTGCCGATAAATCTGCATCATCAAATTCAACTCGGTTGCGACGTTGCAAGATTCGGAGACGACCGAACGGCGATATTTAGCCGCATCGGATCGACAGCCTTACGCGCATTGGTTCTGCGAAAGTTTGACACTATCGCTATAGCTGATAACATCGAAGACGAGGCGAGAGAGGTTTGTAAGTTGCTCGGGCTACCTCAAGGCAATGCAAAATCGTTTATAATCAATATCGACACGACGGGCGGACTTGGAGCGGGCCCGTTCGATACGCTGAAGTCTCGCGGTTATCACAATGTCAGAAGCATCAACTCGTCGGAATCGGCTCACGATGACGAGCTTTATAAAAATAAGCGTTCCGAGTTATGGTTTGATATTCGGGATCGTGTAAGAGAAAAGAATCTTGATATGTCGCGGCTGCCAATGGAAATACGCCGCACGCTCGTTAAAGAATTAGCAACTCCGATGTATAAAGTCGTAGGCGGGAAAAAAGTTGTAGAGGATAAATCCGAAACAAAGAAACGGCTCGGAGCATCGCCTGATTTGGCAGACGGTTTTAATCTTGCTTTCTACGAGTCTAAAATCGAAGACTGGTCGCAAACCGAAAGGCAACTATTCTAATGGCAAATAACGTCGATACGCAACACAAATCCTACGCGGCGATGCAGGTCAAACGCGATGTGTTTCACGCGGTCAAGGGCGGAACCGATGCTCTGTGGGCCGGTGACAAAACCTATTTGCCGAAATATCCAGGCGAAAACGATCCGACGTATCAAGCCCGTAAGAAAATGTCAACGATTGACGGCATCGTCTCGGGCGGCGTTGACGGTCTATGCGGTGCGACGTTTCACGGCGATATTGATGTAACAGGTGTCGCCACTGAGATCCAGCCGCTACTCGAAAACATCGACAACGAAGGCAATTCATTCAACGTCTTCGCCCGCCGTGCATTTGAGGAATCGTTCGACGGCTTTAGCGTTATCATCGTTGACCAGCCGAAAGTCGATCAATCGCAGGTTGCAAGCCTCGAAGACAAACAGCGGCTCGGCATCCGTCCGTACTGGCGTTTATACACGGCCGCGAACGTTTGGAATTGGCGGTATCGAGTCAATCCGAAAACACAAGCTAAAGAATTATCGCTTCTGGTTTTACGTGAGATCACGGAAGAAGTAAAAGACGTTTACGAAAGTGAGGAAGTGACTCGCTATCGAGTGTATTTTTTCAATGAGCAAGGCGTTGTCTTGATGCGGCTCTATCGCAAAACATCCGACACCGGCGAAGGGCAATTTGTTCAAGAGGGCTCGGAGATTGCCTTCCCTTACTTCTCTGCGATTCCGGCGGTGACAATCGGCGACTTGAAAGACGAACCAAAATTACTTGTCGAGTCACGGCTTGAGGTTTTGGGCTATCAAAAAGAATCGAGCTTTAACATTATCGAATATTTGAGTATTCCGGTCCTCTGGACAAAAGGCTGGCAGCCGAAAAATGCGAACGATAAACTTGCTATCGGGGCATCGGCTCATTTGATCTTGTCGGACACTCCGCAATCCGCAGCGGGCTATTTGTCCATTGATTCCGGCGGTCACGCAAGCCTAAAAGAAACAATCGCCAATATCAAAAACACGATAAAAGCACGGCTCAATTTCATTGTCGAGTCTGCGAACCAACAAGCGAAGACCGCGACGCAGGCGAACATCGAAAATCAGGATAAGCAGTCACGCCTTATCGTTTGGGCAGAACAATTTCGAGATGCTTTGGAATTGGCTTTATCGTTTACCGCCGAAGCGATGGGTATGGGTAAAGATAAAGGCGGCGAGATAAAACTCATTTCCGAATGGAACGCGAACGACGATCCGACAGAGCAAACTTTAGTTTTGACCGCACTCGAAAAGAAACGTGATGTGCTTGATATTCCGATTGATGAGCTGCGGAAGGAATATGGGTATTCCGAAGACCAGATCAAAAAGTTCAACAAAGAAAACGATCTAATGCCCGAAGATCGTGACTGGGAAAC